GTGACAACCTGTTGATCAGCAGCCAGAGCCACCGAGCGGACGGCCTTATCGACGTTCTTTCGAACCTGCTCCGCTCGGCCCTTCATCGCGCGAATGAACACGTTGAGGTTGGTCCCTGCCATGTCTCACGTGTCCTTTCCAGGTTTTGCTTTCGACTTCTTTTCGGACTGCTTCGCCGTCCAATCCAGCCACTCTGCATCCAGTTCACGAATTAGGTAGACGAAGTCATCAAACTCGTCAGCGGTGACCTGATACCACTTCGCAAAGTCCCGGATTGCCATTCCGGGGATCGGTCCCGGGCCGAAGCCCATTGACCGGTCAGTGCTCAACTCAAAGAACGCCGACAGATACCACTGCAAGCCGGGATCAAGTTCAGGCGGGTCCGCGATCGCGTCCGGGATCGGCAGACCCATTGCTTCGCAGCGTGCCTTGACTGCTTCAGCGTTCTTTCCATGCCGAAGTTGCCACAGCAACGCCGCCCTCAGTTTCCCGCGTCTTCCTCAATCGCGTCCGCTCTGAACGCGTCCATGTCGTCGCTGGCCACCAGCAACTCTGTCCGGAGGTCCGGCAACGCTTCAAGAATCTCCAGCACGTTTTCACGAGTGCATGGCTTCAGTGATCCGTCCGGCTGCTCAATGCCGTCCTTCCACTCGTCGCCGACTTTTGTCTGCCAACCAAGCACGCAATGCGTAACCATTAGATCAGTCGCAACTGCGATCGCTTCCGCGTTTGTGACTTTGTTTCTTCGCTTCTGGTTCTTCTTTTGGTGCCGTTCCAGAGCCTGCTGATACCGCAGGTTCTTTCCGCCCGCTCTCGCGAGCTTCACCCGGAAGTCTCCGTAGTTGTTCCAGACGCCATCGGTTTCGAGACTTTCGTCAGTCTTGTACCGGTCCCAAATTCCCATTGTGTTGCTCTCATTTCGCAGTGAGTAAAACCAACCGCCGGCCAGTCCGAATGGCCGGATTGAGCGACGCTTCGGGCCGTCGCTCATCCTCAATTCAGGCGTCATGCCGTCGCGACGGTTGGCAGGTAGTCGAAGAAGGTGAAGCTGATCGTGTGATTCAGAGCGCTCGCGACATCGACACCGCTTGCCGCGTCACACTTGAGCGGGATCGTGATCGGCTCATCCTGTGACACTTCCGGAAGCCCTTCGCCAAGCGTGATCAGTGGAATGTCGATCGCCATGCCGACGTTGTTGACACCGCAGATCAGGTCCAGCGTCACGCTGGAGTTAGCGGCACGCGCGGCCAGTGCTGCGACTGTCTGGAACTGAGCCGTCACCTCGGCAGTGACCTCAATGTTTCCGGCCGACAGTTCGTACGAACCCAATACACCAATGGCCTTGTTTCCGGTGATGTTGTTGTTGATCGCGATCGACGCTTCACCCAGATAAGTGAACAACGGAGTCACGTTGGAGTCGCTGTTACTCGTGAGTGCGAACTTCGCTCTCTTGATGTTGTTCGCGGTGTCGATCGCGTCCTCAGCCACCAGTGCCGGACGTGTCGCTGTTTTCTGGCCAGTCGTCTGGTCGCGAGTCTCGTACGACTTGCCCATGAAGTTGATCTCGGCAGTCGCAATGTCCTCTTCCGGGAAGCTCAGGGTGAGTTCGGACGGCACCGCGCCGACGACGTACTCGGTCTGGTCGTTGGCGGAAGCACTGTCAGGACTGCCCAGCGTGCGTTCGATCTGATACGTCCGCCGAACGATCGATGCTGCCTGCTCATTCTTCAGGTAGCGACCGAAGAACAGCCGGATCGTCTTACTGGTTCCGGTGTCGTCTGCGATCGTGCCAGCGGTCTTGTCGAGTTCGATGTAGGTTGCGGCCACGCTTCGAACACGAGCCCAGCCGTTGCAGGCGGCAGTCGCGAACTTCGTTCCGGCTGCATCGCCACCGATGTAAATCCACTCGCCAGCGTTGAGGCCGAACTCCGTAAAGTCCTTCGTCCCGGACGCTCGTTCAAGGCGTGGCAAAGTCAGACCTGTTGTCGTGATCTTCAATTCGCCCGAACCAAACTCGAACCCGACAACGACGATTTGTGCCCCAGAGGGCGGGCTTGCTTCTGCGGTCAGTGCTCCAGTGGCAACTTCAACGGACGTGTTACTCGCGACCGCTGTCACCTTGTTGACCGTGTTGTTTCCGGCATTCGTGAAGCCGCTTCCCTTGATCAAATCGCCAACACGGAATCCAGTCGTGCTGGCAACTTCGTATTCGTCAGGATTCGACGTGTCGATATCGACAGCCGTCACCGCTTCCTCGCCCTTGCGGCGAAACGACGCGAACAGGAATCCCTGCATCAGTCGCTGGATCGAAGCAGGCAGCAGGTCCGATGTGAACGCTCCCTTCGACTCCAGCCCGACGATTTTACCCTTACGGCGCTGACGGTCTGCGTTGATCGGGTTGCGAGCCTTCGATGTGTACTCGCCGCCCATGTCGCCGTATTCGTTCGGTTCATACGGGTAGAAAATGTCGTTCGCGTCGCCGTTCAGCACGCCGATCGAGACTTCTTCACAGATCCGCAGCCCCGTGTTGTTCGAATCAACTTTGACATCAACAGTCATAATACTACCTCGTCATATTTGAAGCCGATGAGTGCATCGACTCGGAACCACGGGCCATCGTTTCCGACCTCACGCGGTCGGGGAGAATCGAATGTCAGACCGCCGGACGTGCTCTTGCCACGAAAGGCGTTCAGCGCGACGCGGACCAGTTGCCACGCGCGAGCAGTGCCCTTCGAGTGAGGCACGTAAATCTCAACTGTGATCAGTCCGGACTGCCGAAACTGCCGCGAACCGTCCGGGCTTCCGATTGACACTTGCCGCCCGGACGAATGCTGAATGCTGATTCTCGCCCACTCGTCAGCACTGTCTGCCGGAGTGTTGCGGGCACCGTCAACGTCGTTTCGGACGTTCGGCCAATGCACCGCGACGCCAGAAGCACCGGAATCCCACGCTGACTTGAACAGCGTCATGATCTGATCAAAGGCTTGTTCGGCAGTGGCTGGCATTACTGGCTGACCTCCACGCCGTAGAGCAAGGCAGTCGCCCCTGGCTTCAGTTCGGTCACCTTGTTGATCTTCCAGAGATTGCCGCTGTCGTCGATCGCATCGAAGTCCGTCAGCACAGTCCCGGAAGGCAGCCCAGATGCAGCAACGAGAAACCCGTTTGCACCGCGACGAATCAGACCGCCAGACACGTCCTGATACTCGGACTCGCCCACACCAACAAACACACCGAGAATGCCTGTCAACTTGTGTCCCGCTGGTGCGGTCGAGTCGTCCCAGGCTGCCGGGCCTTTCCACGGCTCTGCTGAGTCGTTGGCTGTTCGTGGCGTCTTCAGCAACGTGAGCGAACGCCCGAACTGCGCGATAAGCGTGTTCGCCGTGGCTGCCAGTGCTGTGTAGTCGTACGCCATTCACCGGGCTCATACTCGCAGGAGTTCACTGCTGGACGATGACTTCAAAAGCCGCTCAAGCCACATGTCAGCCGCCGGGTAGGACGGGATTGCCGAACCGGAAACGACGGTCGAGAACCGACCGCCCGTTGTTCTGCCGTAAGTCGTCGAAGTTGCAATCGGGCCGACTTTTGTGCTGACCTGCGTCGCTTCACGTGAGTCTGCTGGGTCGCTGATCAGTGCCGCCGATGCTGCGCGGATCGCGTACTCGGCACACGCTCGCTGCACTTCGATCGGCACTTCGTTGTTTTGGATCCAGAGTTCGCCGTCGTCCTGATAGACGGCGTCGCGAGGCCAATGGAGTGCCTGAGTTCGCGTCCGCTTGCGTGAGACAAACCGAGGACCGAACAGCGAATCGATGTAGCGAGTCGCCTGAACGATGCACTGTTCTTTCTCGGTCGATGACTTCGCTGCCCATGTGGCATTACTGCCTGTTTCAGCAATCCAGGCATCCACGAAAGCAGTCGAGACGTAGGCGTTCGCGTCCGCTTTGCCGGTCCCGTCTTCGATCGTGAACGCCATGAGTCACCTCTATTCCTTGCCGGTCTTTGGCTTGTCAGTCTTTGCCGCGACGGGCTTGCCAGATGAATCAGTGGTCCAGCCGCATGACTCAAACACGTCCTGTTTATTCGCCGGGCAGTGGCACTCTTCGACCTGGCCTGTCACTTCGTTTTTTCGAAACAGTTTCACTTGTGACACTGGAGTTCCTTTCAAGAGAAACTTTCAAGAGAAACGCAGGCGGTAAGGCACAACCGGGTTCACCGGTCGGCCTCACCGCTCAGCGTGTTTCGGGTTAGATGTTCTTCACGATCTGAGCACCAAGCCGCCCGTCCATCATCTTGGCACCGACCAGCAGGTCGAGAACCCACTCGTCGGACAGGCTGGCAAGCTGCCCCTGCGACTGCACTCGAATCGAGATTCCGTCCATCGTTTCGGATGCACCCTGCACGCCCGACAGAACCGGCTGAGGCACAGAAACGAACTGAAGAGCCGCGCGGTTGAACACGGCACCGTGACACTGGCGAGTATTGCCACCACCGTCGTAGACCGTGATTGCTGCGTTGTCGGCGACAGCAGCCCGGAGCGGCTCAACCAAAGTAATCGTTCCGGCGCTGGACGATGCCGTGACGTTCGCGGCGACGACTGCGGCTTCTGATCCGATTGTGATGACGTCGCCTACGAGCAGCGTGTGAGCTGCACCAGACGCACCGTCGAACACGACACTGCTTGCCCCAGCGGCAACAGCACCGTTCACAACAGCGCTGGTCATCGTGCCAGACGTATGGGTCGTCGTCGGAACGCCCTGTCCCATCATCCAGTCGATTCCGTTCACCTGACCGAGGCTGGCACGACGCATCGCCGTTCCGCCGTCGCCACGCTCGTTGGCCTTCGTCCACTGCGCTATGCTGAGCAGATAACGCTTCAGTTCCGGACTCACGATGCCCCAGCGAGGGTCGATATCCGACTCGGAGAGCTTCAGGTTGTCACACGTCTCAACGATCTGAGCCACTTCGCCCATCGAAGATGGTAGAGAAGCTGGAGCCGAACTCGACGCACCAGCCACGTTCGGCAGGTGCTTCAGTTTCGTCAGGCAGTACGTGTCCACGTCCTCAATCAGGTTGTTGATCTGCGGAGCCAGAACCTGCTCCGAAAACGTCTGAATGTCGATAGCCAGGTCCTGACTCGTAACCTTGATTGCAATCGCCTTGCTGTACTCAAGCACCATCGAGACAGAGGTCTCGGCGGGCTCGTTGAACGTCAGACTGATCGCCGAGCCAGCCGCAGTGGATTGCACCGGTGCAGCATATCGACGCCGAACCAGTACGCTGCTGCCAGGCTTTTCACGCCCGGTAAACATTGGCTCGTAATCACGAGAGAACAGTTGCAGTCCGACCGTGTTATTGCGGAGCAACCGCAGTGATTCCCGGGCAACGAGCGTCGGAGTGATAAAGGTCGCAGCCATAATTCAGCCTTCTTTTTATTTCTGACCGTGCCGTTCACGGTCCTTTTTGTCCATGTAGTCCGCGTACTCACGCGGAGTCATCCGCTCAAGGTCTGGACCGCTGCCGGCCTTCGTCATGCGAGAGCCACTGGCTCCGCCAGACTGGGACGCAGGGAACCAGTGACGCCGGCTTTCCTTCTGGTCATCCAGCCATTCGGCCACGGTCAGAGGCGACTTGCCGTCTTTGCCGTAAACCAGAACGCCATCCTCGTCCTTCATGACGAGTTCGCCGCGTTCGACGTCAAACGTGAACCGCTTTTCAGCGTGCAGTTCGACGTCCTCAAACGCGGACGCTTCAACTCCCGCCTTGACCGCTGCCGACTGGACGGCGGTCTTCAGTAGCATCGTGTGCAACCGCTTTTCGGCTGCTACAGCCCGCTCTTCCGCCTGCTTGACCGTCTGGTCGTGCTGGCTGAGCTGCTTGGCGTGTTCCTTCCGCAAGCCTTCTGCCCTGCGGTCGAACCACTCATCGTGTTTGCCTTCCTTCAGGAGCTTGCCGAGTTCATCGTTTGCGAACTTGGCGTTGAGGTCCTGAAGCTGCTTCAATCCGTCCGCGCCACCGAGTGACTCGAACGTTCCGGACAACTCATCGAGCTTCGCTTTGATCGCCTGCTTTTCAGCTTTCAGCGCTTCGTTGGTCTTTCGTAGTCCGCCGACAGCAGCATCGATGCGCTTCTGCACATCATCGCTTCCACCGCCATCGCCAGACTCACCACCTGCCCCGCCGCCATCGTCTCCGCCGTCACCGGCTTCATCTCGATATAGCTTCGGACCACACGCATTCAGCCAGTTTTCAAGCACCACTGCGAATCTCCTGATTCGTGTTTGATCGCTTCTGCGATCGACAAATAAAAAAGCCCCGACGATTCACTGACCTGCTGGTCAGCAATCCGTCGGGGCTTGCACGCAAACCTGCTTATGGCGGTTTTTTTAGTTCCTCGCTCGACTTCGCGGGCGAGTATGTCTTGCCTCAGTATCTAAATCTTTGCCAGTTGCGTCAATCGGAAGACGCACGCAACTCAGCCAGCGTGATTCGTTTGCCGCTCTGATCGACGAATCGATCCAGAGACATGCCATCGCGAAACAAGTCTGCCCGACCTTTGCCTAGCACGTCGTCCTGAAACGATTGAGGTTGCCGTCGCAGCCACTGGTCGTAAGTCACGCCAGACGGAACCTGCCCTACGTTCTCGCGATACCAGCGATCTCGATACTCCGCCAGCGAGACTCCGGACGCCTTCGCACCTTTCTTGAAGTTCACCTGCCGCTTCTTTCCGGTTGCAGTGTCACGCACGAACGGACGAGCCCCCTTCTGCTCTGAGATCCCGACCAGCGAAAAGATCGCCACCATCAGCGATCGGCATCCCCAGTGAGCGGGCGGTCTGGCGCTCTGAGGCTTGAGCAATGGCAGGTCGTCGGGCACTTCTCCGTCATGGCCTGGGTTGATCACGATCTTCCCGTCACGTGACTGACAGATCGGCGTTGTGCGTCCGTCGAGTGTTGCAGTCCACTTCTCACCCGCGATGATGTCGGAATTCGCTTCGAAGACTGCTTCGCGCCCAACGTTGCTCGTGTGATTCACTGCCGTTCGAACGACGGCTTCAGCGTTGCGTCGTGTGATGTGCAGGATGCCGTCTTCATACTTTTTCGCGCGAGTGCCTCGAATGCCTCGCACCATCTCGTCGATCGTTCGGCCTTCGAGGATTCCCTGCCTGACCGTCTCAACAACGCGACTGCGGTCAGTGTCAGCGAGTTGAGGCATCCAGTCACGCAGATATCGCCCCTGAAACGGCCTCGCTCGCACAGCGGCCACGACACGCTCAACCGGCACTTCGATCACGTTCAGGCCATCGACCGGAATCGATGCTCTGATCGTCCTGGCCGTCCATTCCGCCTCGTGCTCAGCCAGTCCGATGAGTTCACTCTCAAACTCAGCACGCACTGATTCGAAAGCTGCGTCGCGAACAGACACGACCGCTTCGATGGCTGCCTCAATGGCCGCGCGACGCCGCGTGAACTGCTGCGGACTCAATCCTTCGAGTTGCTCCAGTTGTTCACGCATCGCTGCCGCAAGCGGAGCGTCCGACTTGTTGAGTATCGCAATCAGTCGGTCGCGCAGGCCGGACGCATAGCGGATCAGCCATACCTGCCGTCTCAATGCCGCATCATGGAACTCATCGACAGCGTTCACTGAATCGCCTTACAAAGCCGGGAACCCGGGGTCGTTTTCAGTCTTCCACGTCTTGCCGCTGCCGAACTGCGACAGAACATAATTGTGCCATGCATCACGCACTGTCGGCCCGACATGGCCAGGATAACACACTCGACGCAATGCACGAGTCTCCGGAAGATGTGGCAACGTGACCTGCCGAATGTGCTCGCCATTCGTCAGCAGGTCGATGCCCGCCGGCGTGCCATCGAGCAGCGTGTTGTTCTCGGCGAATACCAGCGCCAATCCGATCGAGCCGTTGACCGCCTCGATTTCTTCAGTGTATGTCTTTGTCGAAGCGTGTCGCGCGAAGACGTTGTTGACGATGTCGATCGACAGTCCCGCCGACTGCGGCTTGAGCCCGACAGTCATCGTCGTCCCGCAGTCGATTCGGTTGTCAGCAATCAGCAGCGGAGATGATCCGCCGAACTCCTGAACCTGCGGCTTCCGCCTGTCTGCTGCCGTGATCACGTTTCCGACCAACTCAAAGCCGTCACATGACACGAGCATCGCCATGTCGTGATTTCTGTCTGTCTCGAAGCAACAGCCAATCAGCGAGTTCTTGATGCTGCAATTCGAGGAATCGATGATCGACACCGTCTCGTCGGCACCGCCCAGAATCGAACAGCGAGTGATTCGAAGCTGCTCGCAACCAACCGCTGTGAGGCAGTCGTAAGACGTCAGGTTCCTGAGGATACGATCCTGGATCGGGGCTCGCAGGCAAAGGTTGTCGAGCCAGATCTCAAAGCAATCCCGCCACGTCATCCGACCGACCAACTGCACTGGCCCCGCGTCCGGGACTCCAATGACTCGCTTTCGGGTCGCTCCGGCAACCGTGAAAAGATCGTCTGCAGGAAGGTCATACCGCCCAGACCGAACGAGCACCTCATGCTCTTCGTTGTCCAGCAACGCAGCCAGCAGTTCCTCAGTCGTCTGCACTGTGACCATCATCGTTCCCCATTGTCGTTGTTGTTCTGACCGTTATTAACGCCAACCAGCCCAAGCGAAGGTGGCTGTGAATCAATCAACTCCTGCTCCTCGTCGAACGAGTATGTCGTCAGGCCGCGACGACGGCAAAGCTCATGGATCGTATGCCGACTGATTGGAGCGCCCATGTTGGCTGCACTCACCAATACCGCCAACTCCTGAGCGTCCATGCCAGGCTCGGTGAAGTCCAGATTCGGGCTCACAATGATCCCGTCGAGAGCCGTCTGATCCAAGCCCATCAGGCGACCGATCTGCCTTAATGCATGTTGCAGTCCAGTCGCCGCGTTGATCACGAGCGATTTCACGGTCACCAACTGCATCGACTGGCGACGCCTCAACGCTTCGCCCGATTCGGCACCGCGTTCCGATGACTCCATGAGCCGACCAGTCTCGGCAGCGAACCTTTCGAACTCATCAGCGATCGACTGACGCATCAACGGGATGCCCTGCCCGTCGATGTCCAGAAACTGAGCACTGCCAGACGGTGACGAAAAGCACCAGATCGAACCGCCGCCAATTTCTGTTGGCCGCTCGGACTGATCGACTCCGAACAGCACCGGTTGAGGATCGCCCTTGATATAGAGTGAGCGGTTATAGTCAGCCGACTTGCGGAAGATCGCTAACGATCGCCGGACCATTGGAAGAATCGGGATGGGCCCGTAATTGAACCCGCGATCGATGGCGTTGACGACCGTGATCGGAATCTCATCGAACGGCTGACCAAACAGAGACGGCACGGTCAGTTCCTCACCGCCGTCATTCAGCAGTGGATACGGCTTGCCGTCTTCGCTGTCCTGTTGCCAAAGTCGAACTGCATAAACACCATCGATCAGCATTAACTCTCGCCACCGCTTGACGGTCTGCGTTTTGTATTCGTCGTCAGGATCGTCCTGCTCAGTCGCTTCGTAGAACACTACCATTGACGGCTTGCCGCCTTCAATGGACGGCATGATCTTCCAATTGATCAGCGACTCTGCCGAATAAGGACACAGTCGCAGCGTGTCGTCCAGAGCCACCTCTGCCAGCAAGCTGATGCGACCAGTCGCCAGGATCTCACGAGTGATCTGCTCCCACAACTCAACGAGCGTGTCACCTTCCGGGGTCGCATCCTCGATCAGGTAGGCCAGCTTCTCCGGCAACTCGACTTCTGGCGGCTTCGCATGAATCAATCCCTGAATGCCGTTGACCGCAGGACCAACGATCTCGGGGAACTCGGCGAAGCGAGCGTAAAACTGGTATCGCGTCGTTCCGCCGGTCGCCACTGGACCGTCCAGCGATTGCAAGTTAGCGACGATTGCCGATCCAACCATACCCGGGGGCGGCGGCAGGTACTCGACGATGCGTTCGCGAATCGCACGCTCCCCATCGATCGTATCTCGCGACTTCTGCCAGTCATCTTTCTGGCGATCGTATTGCTTGTGCGTGCTGTTGATCGGCATCGTCTACCTTCCGCTGATTGGAGCAACGACAAGCTCGTTGCGTTTAGTGTATAGCCGATAGCGCAGGCAGTCCTGAGCATGATCTTCTGCCTCAGTATCGACATCGTCCGGGTCTTTGTCAGACCGAGGCGTGTTCGGTATCAGCCGAATAGCATGGTGGCAAACGTCCGTGACGAACAGCCCAGGCAGTTCGCGCGGATGCCCGAGATCAGGAACAGCACCGTCGAGCAGTTCGCGAATCCGGTTCCATCCATTTTTCCGGCTTCCCGGCCCCTTGTGCGACGGTGTCCACCGCACGCCTTTGGTCTGCATGTCCACTGCGATCGAAACGCCGTTCTCGACGTCGAAGATCGATGCGTCAGCCGGCCCGGCCTGCACCACTCGACCAGGGAACCAGTCACGTTCTTTGATCAGAATATCTTCGGCGATCTTGCCCGCGATCATGCGGAGCCCTTCGTTTGGAGTCCCGTTCCAGCCGTACCACTCCCGGACCATGAATACGTCGCCCGGAATCGTGTTGACCGTCCTGCCGTCATCGAACGTGACTGGACTGCCGTCCGACTCGGCAAACCACTGGACGGAGAACGGTTTCGACGAGCCCCAGTCAAACGCCCGATCAATGCGCCACGTCCCCGGAACCTTGAACGTCGGCACGATATGCACCTTCGAATCCCAGATGTCGTCGAACATGCCGCCGCTGACAATGTCCCAGTCGTTGTGCAGCCATGCCGCTCGCTCTGCCGGGTTTCGTGCGGACATCGCGACGCGTGCCAGGTAGTTCGGATCGTTGGTCTGAAGTATGTGGTTGTCCCCGAACGCACAATGCACCGAGGCCCGATCAGGCATTTTGAACCCGAGTTCATCGTCGTACTCGCCCGGGATGACTCGCCCCAACATCTGCGGAAGCTGCCAGCGAGCCTTCACCCATGAGTGCCCGACACCAGCCGCGTTTGTCGTCGCGATCACGCAACGCGGCATCGTGAGTGTCCGTCCATCCGGCAGAGTCACCGGCTCCGAGGCGGCACGCAAGCAGGAGAACATCCGACGATACCCCGTGTCGTCAGCCCAGCGAGTGAGTTCTTCCCAGCCGATCCACGCGAATTCGTGGCCGTGAAAGTCGTCATAATCTTCGGGGCGCTTGAAGACTCGAAACAGCAGCTCCTCGCCCGTTGGCCACGTCCACTTCAGCGAGCCCGCCGACATTTTGAACGTGCCGGGGTTCTCGAATCGTGGGAACCACTTGCGGGCCTTTTTCAAGATGTCGTCGAGCTGCTTGTATGTCTTTCGGAAGACGACTCCGCGCCACGACTCAGCGAATCCAACGCCGACATACCGGCGATAATCCATCAGGAAAGTGTCGGTCTTCCCACCGCCACGCTCACCGACTGCAAGACACTCCTCAATGCCGATCGGTCTCGACAGCAGTTTGACTTGCCCGCCTGACTGCGGTGCCCATGCTGGCCTGGCGATCATTTCTTGCCTTCGGCTTTGCCGGACTTTTCCCACTCAGCCGCGTTCAATTCGGAGACAGGCACGAACAGAACGCCTGGCGTTGTGCCGGTTTCCTCTTCGACACTTGCCGTTGCTGAGTAGCCTCTTCGACGTCCACCAGCATGATTAAGCAGCGCCAGCCTGATCGCCCACGGCTCGCCAGCAAGCACAGCATTGTAAAGTTGTGACTCTGCCATGTCGGCGAGTTCTTCTCGCTGCTCCTCAACGATCTCCTGGATGTCGGGATGCTTTTTGAGAAAGCAGCGGAGTGTGGCCCCCGTGACTCGGAGTGCTCGTGCCGCCGCAGAGACGTTGCCCATCGTATTGATAAGGGCCTTCTTTGCGTTGCTCTTCGTCACTTTGGGCATCGAGTACCTCAACGAGAAATCATCCACCGCATTACACGGTGGATGATCCTATTTCAATTAGCCGACGAACTTTCGTTTTTGGGCTGCTTTTGCCGACTCGCCGGCCTTCTGAAAGAAACGCCGCCCAGCACGACTTCCACGCTTCACCGTTTTAAAACTTCCACCGCCTGATGCCATGATGACGACCTCCAATCTGAGACGAATCGCTGGTCATCCGACTGAGGATGACCGTAAGTGAGAAGTGGCAAACTATCTTCGTCGGTGAGTTGAATCCATTCATTGTCAGCGACATGTTCGCCCAACCATGCGAATCCATCATGATTCACGGGGCACTGCTTGAAAAGGCTATCTGACCAAATGGCCCGCATGACTTCGTGATAGTTGGCCGCCTCGCGGAACTGCCCTGTGCGTGCTGCTCTTCTGATTCTCAAGTATTCACGACACTCGCGAGCACCGTGCTTCGGCAGTCGCTGCGACATGAACTCCCAGTATTCCTCGAACGAGATCGGTGCGTCGTCTAATTGTTCGCGACTCATCTTCTGACAGGACAGCAACCAGTCCTCATGCACCGGGAACGTTTTGTCGTACGATTCTCGATACAGATCCCAGAGCCCACCGTATTCCGGATAACCGCCTGAGACGTAGAACTTCAAGTCGTGTCGTTTCGCACATTCGACGGCTTCTTCGATTGCTGCCGTCGTCTCGCCGTCCGGGTTTCGTTTGCGTGCCACCTGGAGCACGTCACCGAGCACCTGCTGACTTCGCGGCGTCATGTTGGCGATCTGGTCGTGATTGAAGTGCAGCCATCCAATCCAGATACCGCGTGCGCCCGCCTCTGCGATACGACGCATGAAGCTACGAATGTCCGGGATCCAGTTTGGCACGAGCGGGTTCATGCCGACCACAACGTTGATGCCTTGCTTGGCTGCTTTACTGATCAGTTCGAAGCGGCTCTCAATCGTTGGCGCCCCTGGCTCGATTTCCTTCCGCTTCGCGTCGTCGGTCTGGCAAATCGAGACATACCACAGCCCCCGATCGACGATCGACAGCCCCTCCTCTGCACCGATACCGCCTCGCGTTTGAATGCTGACTGGTATCCTGCAATCGACCATCGTGCGAATGACAGGAAGCATCTGCTTGTGATTGCTAGTGGCGAATGGGTCAACTCGATTACTGCACAGCACGGGATATCCGTCTGCCAGCAACCTCTCAGTGAGTGATTTTGGATTTGTGACCGCGTTCACAATCCGCTTCTGCGTGACTGGCAAGTCGAACCATCGCCCCGGCTTATTCAGGTTCGCAAAGCAGTAGCTGCAAGCGTGCGAGCACCAGTTGCCGGACATTTCCAACGGAATCGGACTGATGAGAAACTCGCCAACATAGGGAGTGATTGTGTCGCCTTGAGACGGTCTCTTCGTCATTCGTACCCCAGAAGTTTCAGGAGTGCCTGCTTGTCATTGAGCCCCATTCCCTCGCGGTAAGCGGACCAAGCAGCGAACTCGTCACGGTTCAGCACGATCGACAGTGGAACCATCTGCCGCTGTTGTGTCTGCTCTTTGATTTCGGACGGGACTGGAGACTCCGATTGCTGCGGTGACTTGTCCGGCATTGAGTCTTGATCAGCTTCATGCTCCAGCACGCTCGCCCGATACTGCGTCGTCATCTGCTGAAGCCTGGCTTGATGTGCGTCCCTCAACTCCGCGATGTTGTCGATCAACTCGGTCAGCAGTTGCTGATTTGTCCCGGCCATCGCGGAGATCGGATCGACTGACACGAGCATTCGCCTCGCCTCGTCAACCGTCAGGTCCGTCACGAGCACCGGCCAGACTTGATCTGGGTTGTTCTCCGTCCTCGCGTGCCCGTCGAACAGCATCAGATTCGAGAAATCACCGTCCGGCCCGAGCCCGTCAGCCGGGAACGCCAGCACGGCATCCGCGATCCCGACCTCGGACAACACGCCGTTGAGAGCGTCCATCTGGTCGTCACCGTGCGTCCGCCAGTTCTCCGGGTTCGGAAGCAGGTCGCCCGCGCGGACGCGTCGCAGCTCAACGATGCGATCCTGCACGTTGATGGCTTTCGCGACCTGTTGTTTCTTCTTCGCCATGTCTCACAGACTCCCGGCATGATGATCACAAAGGACCGACCAGTTAATCCGGAGTCGCTGCCCGGACTGCCGGACCATGCC